CATGTGCGAAGGCACCGGCGATTACGACTGGAAATGGAAAGCAGACATCGACTTTCATACGTTCTGCTTCATGGCACGGGAGTTACTATGCGCGTCCGCTACGAGCAGCAACGAGACCTAGACAACGAGGCGCGCGTCGTCCGGCTGATGGCCGAACACAAGATCGAGATGCGCAAGCTGCCAATCAGTTACCGACTCGACTACGCGATGTTCCGCGACAACAAGTTGCGCGGCTTCGCGGAGGTCAAGACACGATCCCACAAGCATGACCGCTATCCCACGCTGATGATCTCGTTGGGCAAGGTGGTCGCGGCACAGCATCTGGCGGACGTTACGAAGACACGTAGCGTGCTGCTGGTTCAGTACCTCGACGGAATTTTTTGGACCGATTTCAAAACTCCGCACGAGGTTCTGATGGGTGGGCGCACAGACCGTGGCGACGCTGCGGACATTGAACCGTGTGCGCACTACCCGATTGAAGCGTTCACAATGGTGTGAACGGCAACAACGTAAGGAACGAAACAAATGGCTTTAGGTTTCTCGACGGAAGCGAAGGCTGCTGCTGATATTCTTCCCATCATCAAGTGGGATGCTAAAGGCGGCGACATGGTGCGCGTTGACCGCTATCAGGACAGCGGCGGCTCGTGGATAAAGGACGAGAAGGAGATGGACCTGCCGGTCAAGTTCGTCGCCGATCTCGACGCCATCGAAGTGGGGTGGCTGTCCTTTGCGAGCGGCGTGCCTGACTTCCGCATGGTACGCATCGGCGAGGCAATGCCGGAGCGGCCCAGCGCGGAGCACAAGAACGCATTCCGCGTCCGTATCTACAATAAGGAACTCGGCCTGCGAGAATTCTCGCACTCCGCAAAGACCGTCGTGCGGCAGATGGATAGCCTGCACAACCAGTTCATTGCGGAGCGGCAGTCGAACACAGGCAAGGTGCCGGTGGTCGAAGTCAGCGAGGCTGAGGTCATCAAGATCAACACGCCGCAGGGCGAAGGCCGCTTCAAGATTCCGAAGTGGCGCATCGTGTCGTGGGTCGATAGGCCGGCTGAGATGGCCGGGAGTGCGCCGGAACCTGTCGTAGAACAGGCCGGGCTTGCCGACGACGACGATCTGTTTTGACAAGTGGGGCGGGCGGCGCTTACGCTGCCCGCCCTATTTCTCGCTAGGAACCACACATGACCGACAATATTGCTGCATACATGGAGCAGGTGGCGCGCCATTATTGGGGCGAGCCGACCCGTAAAACCAGCACGACGCTGCGATGGGGGAACAAGGGTGGCCGAGAGGCTAACCTGCGCAAGGGCGTATGGTTTGACTACGAGATAAACGAGGGCGGCGGTGTCGTCGATCTGGTCAAGCACTTCGAGGGCGCACAACTAGGCGGCATCAGCAAGATTCTTGAACGCAAGTTCGGGATCAGCAAGCCGCAGATCGAGCATCTCGCGCCGCGTGAGTGGCTATCAAAAGTCTACGATTACGTCGATGAGCACGGCGAGGTGCGCTATCAAGTGCTGCGCTACGAGCCGACGCGCTACGTGCAGCGCAGGCCGGACGGCGACAAGTACATCTACAAGATGGATGGCGTGGAGCCGCTGCCGTATAACCTGCCCGGCATACTGGCCGCACCCGATGCGACCGTGTTCGTGGTCGAAGGTGAGAAGTGCGCCGACGCATTGATACGGCTAGGGCTGGTCGCAACTACGTCACACGGTGGTGCGGGCAAGTGGCGCGAGCCGCTGAACCAATGGTTCGCGGGCAGGCGTGTGATCGTATTGCCCGACAACGACGCGCCGGGCGCACGTCACGCCGATGGGGTAATCGCGCAGCTATTCCCTGTGGCGAAGGAAATTCGCCGCGTAAACCTGCCCGGCCTCGCGGAAAAGGGCGACGTTTTCGACTGGCTAAATTCGGGCGGCGACCTGAAGTCGCTGCGCGAAATTTGCAAAAACGCCCCTGTCGTGGATGCGGCAAGCGTGCAAAATTCAGGCGCGGCGGACGAGTCGCCTTGCCCTATCTATGAGGAAATTGACGCCGCCGCGCCCGACGGGCCGGCCGGCGGGCCGGACGCGGCGGCCGGGCAGGCCCTGTTCCCCATCCTGACGATGGACCAGTTGCTCGCCATGCCGCCCGTCGAGTGGCTAATCGACGGCCTGATACCGCGCGACGGGCTGGCGACGCTGTATGGCCCGCCGGGCGCGGGCAAATCGTTTGCCGCGCTCGACATGGCGGCGAGTGTCGCGGCGGGCAGGCCGTGGCACGGCAAGCCTGTTGAAGGCGGGCCGGTGCTATACATCGCCGGCGAAGGCGTCGGCGGCTTGAACAGCCGCCTGAAAGCGTTACGCGCAGCGCGTGGATGGTACGAGCGGCTGCCCCTATATACGCTGCCGCAAGCGGTAGACTTTCCGTCGCAAGCGTCTGTCGAGCGGTTGCTGGCGACCGTCAACGCCATTGGCGCGCCACGCTTCGCGCTGGTCATAGTGGATACCGTCGCGCGCATGATGGCGGGCGCGGATGAGACCGACGCTGCGGTTATGTCCGGGTTCGTCGCCGCCTGCGACGCCATCAAGCGCGCGTGCGGTGGCGCTCTGTTGGCGCTCCACCATAGCAACAAAGGGCGCGGCGACATGCGCGGGTCCAGCGCGCTGCTAGGCGGCGTCGATACGTCGATTAAGGCGGCGCAGGCATACGGGCCGACGCTCGAGCTCACCGTCGAGAAACAAAAGGACGGCGACGCAAGCGAGCCGTTGCGCTTTCGCATGCGGAGCGCGGCGATCATCGGCGGCGCTTCCGTTGTTCTGGAACGCGTCGCCGACGCGCCACAAGGGAAGCCGTTGCCGCCGGCACAATATCTCGCGTTGCAAGCATTACAGAATATCCTGATCGACACGAAGCAGCGCAGGGTGGCTGTGGCCGCGTGGGCAGCGGCACATGCGGCCAAATGCCCGGACGAGGCGCGGCAGAAAAGAAACGCGGCCCGCGCTGCATTACAGACGGCGGGCCGCGTCGTTATCGAAGGCGGCGAGGTGTGGCTCGCGCCGTCTGATTAACCGAAACACACGAGCGCCATGCCCAACACGGCGAATATGCCGGCCCATGCGAGGGCGATTGCGGCGAGGTGCAGGGCGGCACGAATGGTGCGGCGGGTTGTGGGGGTCATTCCAGCCCCCAGCATCCGTATGCGCTGACGCCGGCTCGAACCAATAGCGCGGCTTCCCCACGGCTTACGCGATGATGCGAGCGCGAGCCGTGGCCGACGCCGGCGTCGTACAGCGCGTCGCAGATGGCGTTGATTGACGGTCTGCCGTTTAGCCGGTGACTGTCGGCGTGCCACGCCATCACCTCAAGGGCGTAAGAGTGCAGCGCGTCTCGGTTATCAAACGCCGTGACGTGGCGAATGCCGCGCCCGTGTTCGTTCGTGGCGATGTAGATCATAGCACGGGCTCCCATTGTGCGCCCGACGCAATGTGCGCCATGACGCTTTGCCGGATGTCGCCCGGCATGAAACAATACCAGCGCGGCGCAAGGCCCGCGTGATCCACGGCGTAAACCCATTCCACGCCGCCGTGCGCGCCGTCGCGGAAATATCGCGTGCGCAATCCGCGCGACGCGCCATTGTCGGTATAGATTGTCATCGTACGGCCTCCATAACATGTTGCCCCAAATCCTCGCCGATACGGTGTCCCGTGTCGGCGTGGTAATTTGTGGCGAGTTCCGCCATCAATTCCGAAAGCTCCCGGCACATTTCGCCGGGCTCCTCGCAATCAAGCGCGACCCATAGCCGTTCGTATATGTACAGCGTATCGACGCGGGATAGCTTTGCGCGGTTCATCGTGCGGCCCCTTCCATGAATGCGCGCTTGATCGTGTCGCGCCAGTTTTCGCCAAGCCCGCGCTCGCTCGCGTATGCGTTCGCGGCGAGCGCCAGCGCGCCGGGCGACCCCGCCCATTTTGGCGCGCCCCATTGGCGCGTCTGCGCGCGCCATTCTTGCCCTGCCTTGCGCCACGTGTCCCATGCGCTGCCGGGTTTAGCCTCGTTTATGTTGCGGGTCATCGTGCGGTCTCCTCAAAAATCGCCGCAGAACAAGCGCGCGAAGTCTAGCAGCGCAAGCTCATCCTGTTCGCGGGCGCGCGTCCAAGGCGTGCCCCAATCCTGACACTCCAACGTCGCCGTGTTCGGCTCGCCATAGCTGCACAGATCGCCCGTGATCCTAACCGCCGGGCCGCCGGTGCACAGCAGGATCTCATACTCGGAATCAGCGGGCTTTTCGCCGGGCGCGTGCCAACCGCCGCGCATGAGGACAGAAAGCGGCATTTCCTGCATGCGCTCATACAGGCACTGGGCCCATGCGTCATGGCCGCTAGCATCGCAGCGATGAAACAGGCGATAGAGGCGGGATATTTCGGTCATGTAAAACGCGGCGCATTCCTGCGCGTGGTCGGGCTTTGTCATGGTGGCTGTGGTCATGTTCGTTTCTCCTTGATTGATGCCGGGGGCCGAAGCCCCCGGCGGGCTAGTTATTGCGCGACCGAGCCGTCGCGGCTGATGCCCTGCTCAATCATTAGCCGGGCGATGCGCTTCACGGTGCCGCGCGCCGATGCCTGCATCGCGAGCGCGCCCCCGAAGTCCCAGCCTTGCCCCGCGCAATCGCTGTAATACTCGGCGTCCGACAGCCACTCGCGCAACTCGGGCGCGGTGCATCGATAACGGATGCTCCGCGAGAGAACCTTGACCTGCACGCCAGTGGGCAGCGCCCGCTCTTCGTGGTCAATCGCGAAACGCTTCGGGATGTCGATCAGGTAGGTGTTCATGTCTCTCTCCTTGGTTGGTTTACAGCGCGACGTATTCGCGGGTGACACAGAACGAGAGGCAGAAGCGGCCAATTTTGACGAAACGAAGGCCGCCGACGCGCCGCGTGGAAATGTTGAACATGTGTGGTTCCCCTTAGAGCGTGGGCCGGGGGCCGAAGCCCCCGGCGGGTTGATTAGCGGCGGTAATGCTTGCCGGCGGGGATCGCGAAAATGGCCTCCGCCTCCCTTTCCGTGAGCTTGAACCCATGGCGGGCTACATCCTCGGTATTGCAAAGGCCTCCCATGACGTAGGCGGCGACATCATCGACAACGCCCTCCGTCATGACGTAAGTGAAGGCCGCGCCGTTTACATTGCGGTGTTTGCTGCTAATGATTTTCATGGTCTTTCCCCTTGGTTCGAGCCGGCGCTTCATCGCGCCGATGTCAAGTAGATGGGTGTGGTATAAATCCTGTACAAGAGTGCTACAACAAAAAAATTCACGGCAGGGCAAAAAATGTCGCTGCGACGCACGCTGCAGGCGACGCGAGGCGTGGTGGATCGCTCAATGGTAAGCGTATATATGTCCGATCTAATATACAGGCGTTATCAACGGCTTAGCGTTTCATGTCCGAACGTGTCCGGGTCATGTCCGAAAGCGTCCGAAAGCATGTCCGAGCGTGTCCGTTCAATGTCCTATTTAAGAATGCGGCGTAACGCATTGAAAAGGCACAATGTCCGAGGGTGGTGTCCGAGCGTGTCCGACGTGTCTGGCCCAACGGTCCCGTCCGTGTCCGAATGTCCGGGCATACTATGTATGCCCGGACACGGACAGGACATAGGACGCGGAAAAAATGACGGAAGGAAAAACAGATAATGACCGAGGCGAAGAAACCACGCGGCGGGTCTAAGCGTCCGCCGGGCCGTGTCGATAAGCCAGACCGCGCGCCGTTACCGCTCGCTCATATGAACGAGCGCGGGTATCGACGGATACAGGCGGCGCTCATCGAGCATGACCGCGCCGTGACGGAATATGAGCGGCGGTGGGGTACCGACCGGCTGCCGGAACTTGTGGGGCCGGAATTGCGCGACCGCTTCAACGCGCAATGCGAGCGGCTCAATGCGGCGATAGACGCTGCCGACGCTGACGCCGTGGAAAAGCTGGTCACAGTGTCGCTTCGCGCCTATGCGGCACTTGAACAGGCGGCCCGCGACGCTGGCGCGGCGGAACTGACGGGTGAATATTGGGAAGCGGCGCTGCCCGAAGGCGGCGTGCTATGTGTCGTGCGGAGCGTGCACGAACAAGCGCGCGTGGCGCGGGAACGGCGCGACGCTATCGTATGGTCGGTCGAGGAGGTCGCGCGGGTGATCGGGTCGCTTGAAGCCGCCAAGGCGGCGAGCATGGCGAAGGCGGCCTTCGCGGGTGCGGTTGTGGAACAGGTGACGGGGAAGGGCGAATTGGATGACGACATCCCATTTTGACGCCAGCGTGCCGCTCAACGAAATCGGCAAGTGGCCATGGTCTATCGTGCCGACGCGGGCGTTCGGCGATAAGCGGCTGAATGATACCGACCGGCGAGTGTTAGGCGCGCTGTGCGCCTTCGTGAATAGAGCGGGCGTATGCTGGCCGGCACTTTCGACCATATCGCAGTTGGCGGGGTTTGCGACCGCCAAAACGGCGCTCGACACGATCAAGCGGCTTCGCCAGTACGGTTACGTCCGGCAATTGAAGGCAAAGGATTACCAGATCACTGCGAGCGGGTGGAGAACCAGCCGCTATCAAGTGTTGTGGACCGGCGAAGAACCAGTGCCGACGCTCGAACAGATAAACGCCGCAAGGGCGTTACAGCCCGAAAATACGGCCACTGAGGGCACAGAAGGAAAAGGGGTAGTAGGGGATCAGGACGGTTCGCTACCTCTCGCTCACGCGCTCGCTAGCGCCTATTCAGCGGCGGTTGAGCGCGCAACCGGGCAGGCGCGCCGCCCGGACAACGAAATGGGCGCGGCGCTGCGTCTGGCGGCACGCGGCGTGACGGTCGGCGAGGTGCTCGACGCCACGCGGACCGTCGCGCTGGCCGCATTGGCGCGGCGGGCCGGCGTTCCGGCACTCGCCGACGTCGAGCGGGCCTTGTGAGCGGGCCGCGTACATCGACCGAAGGTACGTTCGCCCGTGTACGGCGCGCCCACGCGCGCCCACACGCGCGCACACGCGCGCGCGCGCGCGCGCGCGACCCTTTCGCCCCCGCCCCTGCCTCTTTCGACAGGGGGGTGCCACACAAAATTTTCGTCACTTTCAGGAGAATTGTCTTGACCACGCCCACCCCTTGCCCCGAATGTTATGGCGCACGTTACGTGTCGTACGACGAGGCGGTGCCGGACTACACCCACGGCGGCCACATACGCGAAGTCGTGCGGCTATGCGAAACCTGCGACGGCGCAGGTGAAATCGAGGAGGAACACGATGCGTAAGCTACCCAGAAAGCCGAAACTCGTTAACGGCGTTGGCGTCAATGACGCGGATTATGTAGTGCAGCCAACAGGCTCAGACGGGAAGCAGCGCGTGTGTCCGTATTACTTAGTTTGGCGCAGCATGCTTACCCGCGCCTACTGCCCGAAGTATCACGCAAAGTACCCCACTTATATCGGCGTCACCGTATGCGAGGAATGGCACTCGTTTATGGCGTTCCGCGCATGGATGGAGACGCAAGACTGGGAGGGCAAGCATCTGGACAAGGACATCATCGTGCCGGGGAACAAGGTGTATTCGCCCGCGACGTGCGCGTTCGTGTCGGGTCAAATTAACGCTTTGCTTAATGATTGCGCCGCCTCCCGTGGTGAGTGGCCGATTGGTGCGTCTTGGCATAAGAAAAACAAAAAGTTCCACGCCCAAATTAAGGAAGATGGAAAAAAACGACACCTCGGCCTTTTTGACACACCCGGAGCTGCCCACCTTGCGTGGCGTAAGGAGAAAGCGCGAATCGTTCGCACCGTTGCCCGTGAGTGCGACGACCCGCGCGTCGTTGCTGGCTTGCTGCGTCACAGCTATCGCATTGAATCTGGAGCCGTTTGAATGATTGAGTGTAACTGCGCCGACTGTCAGCGCCGCCGGATGCTGCGACGTGCCCTGCCCAAGAGCGACCCGATTGTCGATGCCGTCGTGCGTCGATTTAATGAGCGTAGCAAGGCCGGCATCGAGCATTACGGCTGCACAATGGCCGGGAACCCTGCGCCGACGATTGAGTGGATCAACCACGCGCAGGAGGAACTGATGGACGGCATCCTGTACCTTGAGCGGCTGAAGGCGGATTTTGATGACTGATAAGCCCTTATCCGTTCGCGAGGCGCGTGCTGCATTAGCGGCGCAGGACGAGCAGCGCCGTGAGGCGGTGGTACAGGAACTTGAGGCGCTGGCGTCCAGCGAGATTACGGACGTGCTGCAATGGGATCAGGGTGGCCGGGTGCAGGTGCGTGCCTCGGATGAGTTATCGCCGCGCGCCCGCCGCGCTATCAAGAAGGTGAAGATAACGCCCACGGAGGACGGCAACCAGATCGAGATCGAGATGCACGACAAGCTGACGGCCTTGCGCCTGTTGGCGAAGCATCGCGGCTTGCTGGAGCCGAACAGCGATGACCGGCGGCCCAGTATGATCGGCATCAATGTGAAGGGGCCGGAAGTGACGACGTATGAAATTGTTGAACAAGAGGAGAACGAGGAGTGACTACGTACATTTGCCCGCGCTGTCGGGAGGAGTCGCATGACTTCAGGTATCATCAGGCGTGCTATGATGCGCAGTTGCGCGAGGACGCACTGATCCGCGAGGCGATACAGGCGCAGCGCGAGGAGTATGCCGCGCGTCGGAGCAAGGTGGGGCGACCACGCGAGGAGGAGAGGCAACAGACGCGCACCGAACTGGAGGCGGTAGATGAGAAGTTTGCTGCCCGTATGTATGCGTGCGGCGCAGCGTACGAGGACGTACGTGTACGCGAGGTACGTACGCACGTACTGCCGCGTTACATGTGGGGTGCGGGCCGATGACGATGCCATTCACCGATGACTGGGTTGTCGTGGCAGTTAAGGATTACGGCGCTCTGGGTCGCCCGTGGGTTTTGACGGATACGGCGCTGCGCCGGTTCTTCGCCACGAGTACGCCGGAGTACAACGAGGTGAGCCGTTTCTTTCGTGACATACAGAATGAGGCGGACAACGACCGTATCTGGCTGATGCAGCAGCGCGAGGCCGATACGGGTGTGTTCCGGTTGCTGGCGAAGAAGAAGCGCCGGAAGTATTGGGTGGTGGAATGAAGGACTATTCGCGGCTTAATGGTGGCACGCGCGACTACGTGCGGTTTTACGCGGAGTTCGTGGACTGCGATTTTTGTGGTGAGGCCACACGCGGTCGCGTGTATGATGGCGAGCAGGAAGTCGTATGCGGATCATGCGGCAATGTCTTGATAGATGTAGAGATTGCGGATGGCGCGTAGTCAACGTGCAACGGATCGGTCACCGCGTCGTCGTCGCTCACGCGACGGCGAGGCGCTGACGGGCCTTAATCTTGATTTCAGCCAGAGCCCGACCGTCTGGCAGTTTTTGAATGACGACAGCTTTGTGCGCGGCCTGATGGGTCCGGTCGGCAGTGGCAAGACGTATGCGTGTCTGGCGGAAGTCATGCTGCGCGCCGTGAAGCAGCCGCCATCGCCGGTCGATAATGTGCGCTATACGCGGTTCGCTGTTATTCGTAACAGCTACCCGGAATTGCGTACGACCACGATCAAGACGTGGCAGGAGATATTCCCCGAGAACACGTGGGGCGAGATGCGCTGGTCGCCGCCGATCACGCATCATATCAAGTTGCCGCCGCGTGACGATGCGCCCGGCGTCGATTGCGAGGTGATCTTCCTCGCTCTGGATCAGCCGCGCGACGTGCGCAAGCTGCTGTCGCTGGAGTTGACGGGCGGTTTCGTGGACGAGGCGCGTGAGTTGCCGAAAGCGGTGGTCGATGGCCTGACCTCGCGTGTCGGTCGTTATCCGACGAAGAAGCATGGCGGCTGCCCGTGGCGCGGCGTGTGGATGTCCACGAACCCGATGGACTCGGATCACTGGTGGCACAGCCTCGCCGAGAAGAACCCGATCCGTGGCCGGTATCCGTGGAAGTTTTACAAGCAGCCCGGCGGCGTTCTGGATGCGACCAAGGAGCACGAGGACGCGCTGTTTGCGGCCAACCAGTTTTGGCGTCTGAACCCGAAGGCTGAGAATCTGAACAACCTGCCGCCCGGTTACTACGAGCAGCAGTTGGCGGGCAAGACGCTGGATTGGATTCAGTGCTATGCCGGCGCGAAGTATGTCTATGTGCAGGACGGTAAGCCGGTCTGGCATGAGTTCAGCGACAGCTTGATGGCGGCGGACTTGGAGATCGAGGTCGGCATGCCCGTGCACATCGGGCTGGACTTTGGCCTGACGCCTGCGGCGGTATTCGGGCAAAAGATGCCGAACGGGCGCTGGCACGTCGTGCATGAACTCGTGGCGTTTGATATGGGGTTGGAGCGGTTCGCGCATCATTTGATGGCTGACATCAGCACCAAGTTCCCGAAGTCTGAGGTGTTCATCTGGGGCGACCCGGCGGGCGGTAAGCGCGACGAAATCTTCGAGGTCACGGCGTTCGACCATTTGCGAACGCTTGGCCTGCGCGCGCAGCCTACGGCATCAAACGATTTCATGGTGCGCCGCGAGGCTGGCGCGATGCCGATGAACCGGCTGATCGACGGCAAGCCCGGCCTGCTTGTGTCGAAGGATTGTCACCGCACACGCAAGTCGCTTGCGGGCGGGTATCATTTCAAACGTATGGCGATTGGTGCCGGGCAGGAACGGTTCCGTGACGTGCCGTCGAAGAACGAGCATTCGCATGTCGGCGATGCGTACGGCTACCTGATGCTTGGCGGCGGCGAGCACCGCAAGCTGACGCGCAACCCGAACGGCAAGCCGTTGTTCCAGCAGGCGCAGGCTAATATGGATTTTAACGTGTTCGCCTAAAAAACTGGGGGCTGCCCCACACCGACAGCCCCCAAGTTTAGGGAGGAACCACACGGTAGCGCCAAGGAGAAAAACGCTACGACATGCGCAACTTTTATACCCCTACCGCCCGATGATTACAAGCAATATGAACGTCACGTTTGTGCCGTTTCACTGGGCGCACCCGTCAGCGATGGACATGCGCCCGTTCGAGCGCGCCTATTACAAGAACCTGCCGGACTATCAGGATCGGCTGAAGATGTACGCGCAGTGCGGACAGAGTTTGACGGCGATTTGCGACGGCGAAATCGCGTGCTGCTTTGGCGCAATACCGATCTGGCCGGGTGTCGCGGAGGCGTGGCTACTTACGTCATACATGGTTGATACAAGGGCTGTATCACTTACGCGCGGCGCTATACGATACTTCAACAATATTTGTAGCGAAATGAGCCTACATCGGTTGCAGATTACAGTAGATTGTGCAAATGATGTTGCAATCCGGTGGGCAAAAGCATTAAACTTCACTCAAGAAGGCGTCATGCGCAAGTATGGCCCCGATGGCTCCGACCATATTATGCTTGCAAGGATTCCGTAATGGGTGGACTTTTCTCAGCACCGAAGATGCCTGCCCCCGCTCAGGTAGCGCCGGAGACGACGGCGGCGCAAGACCGGCAGGAGGCGCGCCTCGCAGAGCAGGAGCGCGAACAGCAGGCGCGTCTGGCTGCGCAGCGTCGCGCACGCCAGATTGGCGGCCAGCGTATGCTGCTTTCTCAGGAGCGTGAGAACGCGCAGACCGGCATTCAAACTACGTTGGGGGTCGGATGATGGGCGGTGTAGCGCCAAAAATAGTAACGGGATGGGCGCAGGCGGTTTCGGGAAAAAAAATTGGAGACGGCGGCGGCATGGAATTTGTCGGCGGCGATAGGCCTCAAATGTTTCCAGAAAAAACGCCTACCGCTAATCCAGTCCAATCCACGCAGGAGGCGCGGCAACGCGCCGCTCGCTCACGCGCTCGTCTCACGGGTCGTCCTTTGCTTGGACCGGGCGGTTCGCGGCGCGACGAGGGCTTGCAGACCACGTTGGGAATCGGATGATGGGTGGTGTAATCTCAAAGCCGAAAGCGCCGGCACCGGCACCGGCACCAGCGCCCGCTCCTGTAGCGCCCCCGCCCGCTCCCGTGCAATCCACACGAGAGGAGCGCCAGATTGCCGCTCGGCGGCGCGCCCGCATGTCGGGCCGCGCCCTTCTCGGGACGCAAGCTGAGGCCGCCGGTCAGGAAATTCAGACGACGCTTGGAGTTGGCTGATGCCCTTGAAAGAAGGCAAGTCGGACAAGACGGTCGGCAAGAACATCAAGATGTTGATGGCCGAAGGCCGGCCCATGAAGCAGGCGGTGGCGATTGCCATGCGCAAGGCCGGCAAGCCTAAGCCGCAGGACATGAAGTAGTTGGTCAAGAAAGCCTACCAGAATCCCTCAGGCGGCCTGAATGAAGCGGGCCGCCGCCACTTCGAGCGCAAGGAAGGGGGTGATCTAAAGGCTCCGGTGAAGTCGGGTACGAACCCGCGCCGGGTTTCTTTTGCTGCGCGGTTTGCCGGCATGGACGGCCCGATGAAAAACGAGAAGGGTGAACCTACGCGCCTTGCACTTGCGCTGCGGGCTTGGGGTTTTGGATCAAAGGAAGCCGCCGCTAATTTTGCCGCGCGCCACAAAAAGAGTTAGCCATGCTCACCGTCGAACAGATTATGAAGCGCCACGATCTGGCACAGCGTCGCAAGGATAACTGGCGTCAGATTTACGAGGATTGCTACGAGTTCGCGCTGCCGCAGCGGAACCTGTACGACGGCTACTATGAGGGCGGCGGCTCACCCGGTCAGAACAAGATGTCGCGCGTGTTCGACAGCACCGCGATCAACGCGACGCAGCGTTTTGCAAACCGCATTCAAGCTGGCCTGTTCCCGCCGTATGGCCGCTGGTGTCGTCTTGAGCCCGGTCCCGATATTCCATTGGATCGCCAGCTTGAGGCGCAAGCTGCGTTGGACATGTATAGCGAGAAGATGTTCTCGCTGTTGCGCCAATCGAACTTTGATCTGGCTATGGGCGAGTTCCTCATGGACCTCGCGGTCGGCACCGCCGTCATGCTGGTCCAGCCCGGCGATGACATGACGCCGATCCGCTTCACTGCGGTTCCGCAGTATCTTGTAGCCATCGAAGAGGGCGCGCACGGCAAGGTCGATAATGTCTATCGACGGATGCGCCTGAAGGCGGAAGCGATTCAGCAGCATTGGCCGGACGCGGACATTCCGGTTCGTCTGGCGCAAATGATTAGCGAGAAGCCGACCGACGAGATCGAGCTGATCGAGGCAACCATCCTCGACGTGCAGCGCGGTGACTTTGACTACTGCGTGATCTGGCCGCAGGGCAAAGAGCGGCTGCTTCATCGCAAGATGATTTCATCGCCGTGGATTGTGGCCCGTTACATGAAAGTGGCCGGCGAAATTTACGGACGCGGCCCGCTCGTCACGGCAATTCCCGACATCAAGACGCTCAACAAGACGCTCGAACTCCTGCTGAAGAACGCCTCGCTTTCTATTGCAGGCGTCTACACGGCTGCGGATGACGGCGTGCTGAACCCACAGACGATCCGCATCGTGCCGGGTGCGATCATTCCCGTCGCGCGCAATGGCGGGCCACAGGGCGAAAGCCTGCGCATGCTTCCGCGTTCAGGTGACTTCAACGTGTCGCAGATCGTGATTAACGACTTGCGCATGAACATCAAGAAAATCCTTCTTGATGACACACTGCCGCCCGACAATATGTCGGCGCGTTCTGCGACGGAGATCGCCGAACGTATGAAGGAACTGGCGCAGAACCTCGGCTCTGCATTCGGTCGCCTGATTACCGAGACGATGGTGCCGCTTATCGCGCGCATCCTCTATGTCATGGACGAGCGTGGTCTGATTGAGATGCCGCTGCGCGTCAATGGGCTTGAGGTTAAGGTTACGCCGGTGTCGCCGATTGCGCAGGCGCAGAACATGGGCGACATCGAGAAGATCACGCAATGGGTCCAGCTTTCCTCGGCACTTGGGCCGGAGGGGCAGATGGCCCCACGTATGGGTGCCATTGCCGATTACGTCGCTGACAAACTTGGCGTTCCTGCCGAACTGCGCACGTCGCCGCAGGAACGGCAGCAGATGGCCGAGCAGGCCATGCAGATGGCGCAGATGGCCGCCGAGCAGCAAGGCATTATTCCGCCGCAGCAATAAGGTAGACGATGAGCCTAACGGAAGGGTGGGACGGTCTCCGGCAAGTTGAGCCGGAGTTTCGTCGCACGAACCAGCAGGAGCAGGACGATGTTGATCGCCTGTACCTGCGCGTATTCGGCAGTGATGACGGGCAGAAACTTTTGACGCATCTGCGCGCACTGACGATAGAGCAGCCCACGTGGTATCCCGGCGAAGACGCTTCGCACGGTTATGCCAGAGAGGGGCAAAACTCACTAGTCCGCGAAATAGAGCGGCGCATTAAAAGGGCAACAGAACTATGACTGACACTGACGGACTGCTGGCCGACGCTCAACCGAGCGACGATAACCAGCAGGAAGCACAGGAAAGCATCTCCCACATTGAACCCGGAACGCAGACACTCCAGCCTGCGACGCAGGAGACCAGCAATGAGGACGCCGAACCCGTTGTCCGCCCTGACTGGTATCCTGAGAAATTCTGGTCCGAAGAAGACGGGCCAGACCTTGAGAACCTTGTCAAATCCTATAACGAGTTGCAGAAGAAGTTCTCTCAAGGAAAACACAAGTCTCCAGAAAGCTATGACGAGGCCATATTCCGTGACGCCGGAATCGCTGAAGACGATGCACTCTTGTCCTCCTACCGCGATTGGGCCAAGCAGAATGGCGTTAGCCAAGCAGCTTTTGAGGATTTGGCGGGCAAGTTTATCGAAATGGCTGGCACAGAGGCGCAGCAGGCCAAGATCAGCTACGAGACTGAGTTCAAGAAACTGGGGCCTAACGCGGACGCGACGATTAAGTCGATGACCGATTGGGCGCAAGGTCTTGTTCGTAAAGGTGTGTGGGGGCAGACGGACTTTGAGGAATTCAAGATCATGGGCGGAACCGCCGATGGTCTACGCGCCTTGCAGAAAATCCGTTCGTATTACGGCGATCAGTCTGTTCCAGTTGATGTTGCGCCGACGAGTGAAGGCCCGTCGCGCGAGGAACTGATGGCAATGGTCGGCAAGCCTGAGTACGTCAGCGACCCGGCCTACCGCGCCAAGGTCGAAAAGATGTTTGAGAGAATGTACGGAAATGATCCGTACAGCCCATCCTGACGTATAGAATAATGTTATAAGAAAGTGGGTCGGGTATTTACCCGGCCCATTTTTTTGCATATATTCGTAATTGCGGACAACCGTAAGGCCCGCAAAACCCGCCGTGGGAGAGGGCGTAAACCATCCAAGCCGCAGCCCGTTACAGGATACCTGCTTGGCGAACTCAACTTGAACCCTCTACGAAAGGAATAGGAAATGGCTCAGGGCATTTCTAACGCTTTCGTTCAGTTGTTCGATGCGGAAGTCAAACAGGCGTATCAGGCGTCGCGTGCGCTTGCCGGTGTGACCCGCGAACGGGCAAATGTCGAAGGCAATCAGGTGAAGTTCCCGAAGATCGGGAAAGGCACCGCTACGGTTCGTGTTCCCCAGACTGATGTCACTCCGCTGAACGTGTCCTACTCGCAGGTCACGGCCAGCATGTCGGACTACATCGCTGCTGAATACTCGGACATTTTCCATCAGGCCAAGGTCAACTTTGACGAGCGCCGGGAACTTGTCAGCGTTGTCGGTAATGCGATTGGTCGTCGTATGGACCAGCTTGTCATTGACGCGCTCAATGCGGCTTCGTCCCCCTCGACGGTCGGCACCGACATCGGTGGCTCTGGCACGAACATGAATCTTGCCAAACTCCTCGCCGCCAAGAAGGCGCTGGACACGAAGAACGTGCCGATGGAAGGTCGCGCGATCATCATCCACGCCAACGGTCTGGCTTCGCTGCTGGACGAGACTGAACTGACCAGCGGCGATTTCGCCACTGTGAAGGCTCTCGTTCGTGGCGAGATCGACACGTTCCTTGGCTTTAAGTTCATCACCCTTGGTGATCGTGACGAAGGTGGCCTGCCGCTGCCGTCCACCCGCACCAGCTTCGCGTTCCATCGCGATGCGGTCGGTCTGGGCATCAGCATGAACCAGAAGACCGAGATCAACTACGTCCCCGAAAAGACGTCGTTCCTCGTGTCCTCCATGTTCTCGGCTGGCGCTATCGCCATTGACGATGAAGGCATCGTCAAGATCAGCAGCACCGAGTAAGGAGGATTAGATCATGGCTTTTGATTCCGCTGGTCTCGGCGTTGTTTCGGCCTCGAAGAAGGGTAATGCTCCTAGCATCTACACCTATCAGACCGCCGATACGATTGCTGACGTAAACACCGCTGGTTATTTCAATAGCATTTCGAACACCCTCGCGGTGGGCGACCTGATCTATTGCGTGACCTCGACTGGTGGCACGCGCGTTAGCACGCTTACTCAGGTTCTGTCGAACTCGGGTGGCGTTGTTGACGTTGCGGACGGCACGACGCTGGCCGCCACTGACGGCGACTAATAAGTGCGGGGCGGGAGTAATCCCGCCCCAAACTTAATGAGGTAAGCGATGGCCGCAGGCGATACCAAACTCTCGATTTGTTCTGACGCGCTCATCATGCTTGGTGCGTCGCCGGTCTCAAGTTTTAGTGAAGGCACGGATGAGGCGCAGGTCGCCGACCGCCTTTACGACGACATCCGCGACACGCTGTTAATGCAGTATCCGTATAGCTGGTCGATCAAGAAGGAGGCGTTGGCCCGCCTTCTTGATGCGCCGAAAACAGAATGGCGCTACAAGTATCAACTTCCCGGCGACATCATTGGTAACCCGAAGGCCGTCTTCATCAGCAGCGCAGCGGGCGCGTCCCCCGCGCGCGATTTCGACATCTACGGCACGGCGCTGTACAGCAATTACGAAAGCATCTGGATTGATTACCAGTACGTTCCGGAGCCCGCCTTCTTCCCGCCGTACTTCGTCAATCTACTCAAACACGCGCTGGCTGCGGCATTTGCCGAGCCGATCACGGACCAGATCACGAAGGCTGATTACTACCATCGCCTGACGTATGGCGCGCCGGAACAGAACATGCGTGGCGGTCTGGTCCGCGTGGCAATGAACATCGACGGCGTTGACAGGCCGCCGCAGAACATCATGGACTTCCCGCTGACGGATGTACGTGGATGAGCCGCATCATTCAAATTCAGAATGATTTCACGTCTGGTGAATTAGACCCAAAACTGCGCGCCCGCACCGACATCGCGCAATATCAGTCTGGTCTGACGACCGCGCGCAATGTTTCCATTCAGCCGCAGGGTGGCGCGCGTCGGCGCGACGGCACGAAGTTCATCTATCAACTTGACGCCGGCGCGGGCAATGCGGTGCGCATGGTCGCGTTTGAGTTTAGCACGAGCGATAGCTATATGCTCGTTTTTACGCCGGGCCGCATGTATGTTTTCAAGAACGGCGCGCTGGTCCCGAACATCAACGGCAGCGGAAATGATTATCTTGCCGTAGCTAGTCTGACTGCGGCGATTATCCCCGAGATGAACTGGACGCAAAGCGCCGACACAGTAATCATCGTGCATGAAGACCTGCCGCCGCTAAAGATTTTGCGCGGTGCTACGGACGCCTCGTGG